GAAATAATTAACGATGGCTAATCATGGTTATTTGGGTAATAGCTCATTAAAAAGAATTGAGGTAGAACATTCTTATACTGAAGAAGAAGTATTAGAACTAGCCAGGTGTGCAGGAGACCCTACCTATTTCATTGATAACTACTGTTACATAGTAACACTAGACCACGGGCTACAACCGTTTAAATTGTACGATTGCCAAAAAGAAAAAATACAAGTCATTCATAATAACCGAAAAGTTATTATTATGGAAGGCCGACAACAAGGCAAAACTTCCACATCGGCAGCTTACATTCTTTGGTATACTTTATTCCAAGATTCAAAGACTGTTGCAATTCTTGCCAACAAAGCAACCACAGCTCGTGAGATTATTTCACGATATCAATTGATGTATGAAAATCTACCAATGTGGATGCAACAAGGTATTAAAACTTGGAACAAAGGCGATGTAGAACTAGAAAATGGTTCAATCGTATTTACAGCTGCAACAACTGGTGCAGGTATTCGTGGTAAGTCCGTGAACTTATTGTATATTGATGAGGCCGCAATTATTCCAAACACGATTGCAGAAGCATTCTTTACTGCTGTGTATCCTGTTATTTCTGCTGGTCAAACAACCAAGATTCTTATCACATCTACACCATTAGGATACAATCACTTTTGGAAGTTTTGGAACGATGCGATGAATAAGAACAATGACTTTGTGCCATTGTTTATTCCTTACAATAGAATTCCAGGTCGTGATGAAGCGTGGGCACTTGAACAGAAGCGTCAACTCGGAGAGTTAAAATACAACCAAGAAGTCCTATGTAAGTTCCTTGGTTCATCTTTGACGTTGATTGATGCCGCTACTATCGAATATATGTCAACATTACCGACAGTATATTCTAAAGATGGTTTGGACTTGTATGAGTTTCCTGTTAAAGGAGAAAGAGATGATAATGAAGTCTTGGTTAAAAAACCACACACTTATGTGATTGTTGCTGACACCGCACAAGGTGTTGGCGGCGATTACTCGGCATTTGTAATTATAGATATTGCAGAAGTTCCGTATAAACTAGTAGGTAAATTCAGAGATAACTCAATTGCGCCTATGTTATATCCTTCTGTTATACATAAGGTGGCAAAGGATTTTAATAACGCATATGTTTTACTTGAGGTTAACACAAGTGAGCAAGTCGCATATATTTTACAATCCGAATTAGAATATGAAAATATTCTGTATGTAACCAAAACAGGTAAAGGCCAGAAAGTAACTGGTGGTTTTGGTGGTTCAGGTAGAACAAATTTCGGTGTTGTTACTGATAAGAGGGTGAAACGAATTGGTTGTTTTACTTTTAAATCATTAATTGAAGAAAAGAAATTATTAATTCCAGACCCTGATGTGATATCAGAACTCTCTACTTTTATTGAGTATAGAGGTTCATATCAAGCAGATGATGGATATCACGATGATTTGGTAATGCCTCTAGTCCTGTTTAGTTGGTTGACAACTAATCCTTACTTCAGAGACTTAAATGATGTTAACTTGCGTGAGGCAATGTACCAAGAGAGAATTCAACAAATAGAAGAAGACGTTATACCGTTTGGTTTTATAAGTGACGGACAAGAGTTGGAATATGAAGTAGATAGTGGAGATGCTTGGTCAAAAGAATCTCCTAGAGCTCTACCAGGTTATCTATCCTCAAATTTATAAAAAACTAAATAGTGTATAAAGAAAAAATTGACCCATAACTAAGGAGAAATCCATGGCATTTCAGCTATCACCTGGGGTAAATGTATCAGAAATTGACCTGACTACAATTGTACCCTCAACCGCTACTTCAATTGGCGGCATCGCTGGAAATTTTGACTGGGGTCCAGTTGGTGAAGTGGTTACTATTTCTGACGAGGTTTTCCTTGCTCAGAGATTTGGTAAACCAGACGATACAAATTATGAATACTGGTTCTCAGCTGCAAATTTCTTAGCATATTCTAATAACTTAAAAGTTGTTCGTGCTGCGAACATAACCACTACTCTTACTCTTAATGCAACCGCTAACGGTACTGGTTATTTAATTAAAAACTCAGACGATTATGCAAATAATTGGACTACTGCAAATACAAGTGCTGGTCCATTTACTGCAAGATGTGCTGGAGCTTTAGGTAACACTTTGCGTATTTCAATGTGCCCTTCTTCACAAGCTTTTTCTTCTAACTTAACAGTTACAGATTCATTAAGAGCTAATGCTGTTACTTCTGGTGACACAACTATTAATATAAACGGTAATGCAAATGCTGCAGCTAATGTTGTTGCAGGCGATTTGATTTCAGTTGATGGTGGCACAACATATATCCGTGTTTCTTCTGTTAATGCAACTGCAATTATTACTGCTACTGCACCAGGAACAGTCACAGTTGGTACAGCTGTTCTGCGTAAATGGCAATATGCTGACCAGTTTGGTGTTGCACCAGGCACATCATCGTACACTTCAGGTTTAGGTGGCTCTGGTGATGAACTGCATGTTATTGTTCTTGATGAAGATGGACAATTCTCAGGTGGTGCTGCAAACACAGTTCTTGAAAAATATGCTTTTGTTTCTAAGGCCTCTGATGCACTAACTAATGACGGTTCATCTAATTCCTATAAAACAGTTATTAGCGACAAATCTAACTATGTTTGGTGGACGTCACATCAACCAGGTTCTTCCAATTGGGGAACAACTGCCGCTGGTAAAACATTTACCAATATCAATACACCATTCTCTGCATCAATGGCTGGAGGTGCTGATGGTACAATTGGTAACTCAGAAATTACTACTGCATATGCTTTCTTTGCAAACCCTGATGTTGTTGATGTTTCATTAATAATTTCTGGTCCAGGTAATGCAACGGTTGCTGCAAGTTTAATTTCAACTGCTGAATCTCGCAAAGATGCTATGGTGTTCTTATCACCACCAAAATCTTCTGTTGTTGACAAAGCTGGTAGTGAAGCAACTAACATTCTTTCATTCCGTTCAGGTTTGACAAGTTCTTCATATGCTTTCTTAGATTCTGGTTACAAATATCAATACGACAGATACAGCGATGTGTATCGTTATGTTCCATTAAATGGTGACATTGCTGGTATCTGTGCTCGTACAGACCAAGAGCGTGACCCATGGTTCTCACCAGGCGGTTTGAATCGTGGTATCGTTAAGAATGTTATTAAGTTGGCATACAATCCAACTAAAGCAGAGCGTGATAACTTGTATGTTCAAGGTATTAACCCTGTTGTTACATTCCAAGGCGAAGGTACAGTTCTATTTGGCGACAAAACATTGTTGAATCGTCCTTCTGTATTTGACCGAATAAATGTTCGCCGTCTATTCATCGTGTTGGAGAAATCAATCGCTCGTGCTGCTCGTAGTTCAATGTTTGAATTCAACGACCAATTTACTCGTGCTCAGTTTGCCAACTTGGTTGAACCATTCTTGCGTGATGTACAAGGTCGCCGTGGTATCACAGACTTCCGTGTAGTATGCGATGAGTCAAACAACACTCCAAATGTAATTGATGCTAACCAATTCGTTGGTGACATTTACATCAAACCAGCACGCTCCGTCAACTTCATTCAACTTAACTTTGTGGCAGTTCGCACAGGTGTTTCGTTTGATGAAATTGTCGGCCGGTTCTAATAAATAGAGAGATAGGAGATACAAAAATGGCATTTTCAGTAAACGAATTCCGCTCTCAGATGGTAGGAGATGGCGCTCGCCCAAATTTATTTGAGGTGAGTATGCCGTTTCCTGGCTTCTCTCAGCCTGGAGACGCACAGAGAAAATTAACTTTCATGTGCAAAACAGCTCAACTACCTGGTTCAACTATTGGTGTTGTACCAGTTCAATACTTTGGTCGTGAATTAAAATTTGCGGGCAACAGAAGTTTCACCGATTGGACAATTACAATCATTAATGACGAAGACTTTGTTATTCGTAACGCTTTTGAGCGTTGGATGAATGGTATCAACAGTCATGCTCTTAATATCCGTAATCCATTGGCTGGAAGTCCTGGTAGTTATACAGTTGATGCTGATGTAACTCAGTTTGGCAAAAAAGGTGATACATTGAAGAAATACCGTTTTCTCGGTATGTTCCCTCAAGATATTGCACCTATTGATGTTGACTGGGGTTCAAATGACTCAATTGAAGAATTTACTATCACGCTTTCTTATCAATGGTGGGAAGCAATAGCTGACCAAGTGGCTTGATAAAAGGGGGGTCAACCGTGTGGCCTCCTTTTTTTATTTTATAGGATGAATTTTTAATGGCAATAAAACTTTTCGGTTTCACACTAGGTCAAAAAGATATTGTTCAGGTTGAAAAACCTGACCAAGCTTCTTTCACACTTCCTACGGAAGCAATTGATGATGGCGCAGTTACCATCACGCAAAATGCTCACTATGGAACATATGTTGATTTAGAAGGTTCTGCTCGCAATGAGATAGAACTGATTACCCGTTATCGTGAAATGTCAAATCACCCTGAGTGTGATATGGCAATTGATGAGATTGTTAACGAAGCAATCACTCATACAGAAAATGGTGAAGTATTAAAGATTGTTTTAGATAATCTGAAACAACCAGAGACAATTAAAAAGAAGATTCTTGAAGAGTTCAATAACATCCAAAAGATGTTAAACTTTAGTAATCTTGCCGATGATTTATTTAAGCGTTGGTATATTGATGGTCGTATATACTATCATGTTGTTGTTAATGAAAAAGACCCTAAAAAAGGTATTCAAGAGCTTCGTTATATTGACCCACGCAAGATTCGTAAAGTGCGTGAGATTCAAAAAGAACGGGATCCAAAAACTGGTGCCAACATTATTAAATCGTTGGCTGAATACTATGTTTACAATGACCGTGGTACAACCACACAAACATTTAGTGCAAACGTAACACAAGGTTTGCGTATTGCACCTGAAGCAATTATCAATGTGAATTCAGGTTTGATGGATGCAAAGAATGTATTCGTCATTTCTTATTTACATAAAGCAATTAAAGCTCTCAATCAATTAAGAATGATTGAAGATGCGGTAGTTATCTATCGTATTTCAAGAGCACCTGAACGCCGTATATTCTACATTGATGTTGGTAATTTACCAAAAGGTAAAGCTGAACAATACATCCGTTCAATCATGATTCAATATCGTAACAAATTAGTTTACGATGCAAGCACAGGTGAAATTCGTGATGAACGTAAACATATGTCTATGCTTGAAGATTTCTGGTTACCTCGCCGTGAAGGTGGAAAAGGCACAGAGATTACTACATTACCTGGTGGCCAGAATCTTGGTGAAATGGAAGATGTAAAATACTTCCAAAAGAAACTGTTAAATGCGTTAAATGTTCCAGCATCTCGCCTCGATTCAAATAGTGGCAGCATGATGGGCCTAGGTCGCACAACTGAAGTTACCCGTGATGAAGTTAAGTTTGCTAAGTTTGTTAATCGTTTGCGTAATAAGTTTGCACAAGTATTTGACCATGCGTTGAGAATTCAATTGGTACTAAA